GACTATAGCGACTGGACGCAGACTCAATACATGTACATATCTGGTGGATTCTTCATGATTAAAAAGCACGTCATGATTGAGGAACCTCTTGATGAATCGCGCGGGTGGAACGAAGAAGAAGATGTTGAGTGGTCAATGCGTGTGCGCAACAAATACGTAATGAAGTGCAACGGAAATAGCATTGTCCGTCACAACAAGTGGCATAGACACGCAGGGCCCAATCCAAATGAAAAATAACTTTCTTGTCATCTTTGACCTTGATGGGGTTCTGATTGAATCACGAGAAGTTCACTACGATTCGCTGAATATCGCTCTAAGTCGAATTGGACAAGAGTATGTTATTTCCGAAGAAGAGCACCTATCCAGATATGACGGTCTTGGAACAACGACAAAACTAAAGATGCTCACTGAGGAAAAGGGTTTACCAGAGTCAGCGCATCAACAGGTTTGGGAAGATAAGCAAAAAGCCACTCTCCAAATACTTTCAGGTTTTCCCAAAAACTATATAGCCATTGACATAATGCAGACGCTTAAGGAAAAGGGTTGGCGAATAGCTGTTGCATCAAATGCCATAAGAGACACTGTTATTACGGCACTAGATGCAATTGGTGTGCTCAAATATGTCAGTTACATAATGAGCAATGAAGATGTAAGGAACCACAAGCCGCACCCAGAGATGTATTGGCAATGCATGGTTTCACTTGATGCATCACCTGCAAATACTATAATTATTGAGGATTCCCATATCGGCAGAGAAGGGGCGCTTAGTTCGGGAGCAAACCTACATGCAATAAAGAACGCCAGTGACTTGAACAAAGAACGTTTAATGCGCTTTGTTGATGAAATAGAGACAAGAGGCAAGAAGCCTGTTGCATGGAGGAACGAAAAAATGAATGTTTTGATACCAATGGCTGGAGCTGGTTCACGCTTTGCACAGGCTGGATATACGTTTCCAAAACCGCTAATCGAAGTTAACGGGAAGCCAATGATTCAAGTTGTTGTCGAGAACTTGAATATTGATGCTCACTTCATATTTCTTGTTCAAAAAGAACATTACGAGAAATACAACCTAAAACAAGTATTAGGACTCATCAAGCCAGGTTGCGACATTGTTTTAGTTGATGGAATGACCGAAGGTGCTGCATGCACGACGCTTTTGGCATCTGGTCTAATAGATAACGACGAACCATTATTGATGGCAAACTCCGACCAGATAGTGGACTGGAATAGCAACGAGTGCTTGTACGCATTTGGAGCAGAAGGTGTTGATGGTGGGATTCTTACATTTAAGGCAACTCACCCAAAGTGGTCATACGCGAAGCTTGGAGATGACGGCCTTGTCAATGAGGTTGCAGAAAAGAACCCAATTTCAGATAATGCCACAGTTGGGATTTATTACTGGAAGCACGGTTCTGACTATGTTAAATACGCAAATCAGATGATTGAAAAAGATATCAGAACCAACAATGAGTTCTATGTATGTCCAGTATTTAATGAAGCAATTCAAGATGGAAAAAAGATTCGGATTAAGGAAGTTCCCAAGATGTGGGGCATTGGAACACCAGAAGACCTCAACTACTACTTGGAGAACAATAAATGAGCAAAAGTAAAAAAGATTATCTAGCTATGCAAAATTCATATTATGACGAATATGCATCAAAGTGGTCACTTGATTTCAGAGACCCAGTTGTCGGCTCATACGACGCACACAACAACTGGTCAGACTATGACAATTTCTTGTTCAAGGACTTTGATACAAATGGTCTTGTAGCACTTGAATATGGATGCGGACCTGGAAGAAACTTGGTCAAGTTTGCAGACAGATTTGCTCGAGTTGACGGAATTGATATATCTGATGTAAACATAGAAAAAGCCAGAATCAATACAAAAGCAAACAATATTTCAGAGCCAAACCTCTATGTAACCAGTGGAGATAATCTGTCGGCAATTGGCGATGACATTTACGATGTTGTTTTTGCAGTTATTTGTTTTCAGCATATTTGTGTGCATGAAATTAGATTCAACATTCTGAAAGATATCTTCAGAGTCTTGAAGCCAGGCGGAAAGTTGTGTTTCCAGATGGGTTACGGCGGAAAAGGCGAAATACCAACTGCTGGTTATTACGATAATAACTACAATGCAGGAAGCACAAACGGTCACTCCGACGTAAGTATTGCTGATGAAAACGATTTGATAGATGACCTAGTTAATAAAATCGGATTCAAAAATTATAAGTCTGATATTCAACAAACTGGTCCTGGGGATAACCACAAAAATTGGATTTGGGTTCAGGTTGAAAAATGATTTACATATCTCACAGAGGTAATATTTCTGGAAAGAATCCAGAACGTGAAAACACACCTCAATACGTCGAAGAAGCTATAGCTCAAGGTTTTGATGTTGAAGTTGATTTATGGGTAACTGAATCTGGCCCCTTTTTAGGTCATGACCAGCCACAATACCCTGTACCAACAGAGTGGTTGACTGATAGAACTAATCAAATTTGGGTTCATTGCAAGAATTCTGAAGCACTAAGTTTCTCTTTAAGAAACGAACTGCACTGCTTTTTTCACAACGTAGATGACTACACAATAACAAGTAGAGGCTATGTCTGGGCCTATCCAGGGAAAAAACCAAGTTCAGCAAAGTGCATAAATGTAATGCCAGAAACATCATGGTGGGATATTGATAGCGACTGGCAAATTCAATATACTGGCGTTTGTTCGGACTTCGTTGCAAAGTTAAATAAGCCCAAGTTCAAGCTTTCAGACTCTCCTGTCCTAAAACCAATTGATTATGAAAAACATTTTGTTATTGGGACGCCACTAGTTGCTTGGAAGTGTGATGCTAAAGAACATCTAAACTGGCTTGCCGATAAGGCTGAAATATGCAGAAAGTTTCCAAACGTCAAATGGTTTGCTGCTTTTGAATTAGACAACAGGGGCATAGAGCCATTTAACGAAGTGATTGATGCTCTTCGGGAAGTAAACGGCGATTATTGGACATACTCAATAAACGACATGCAAGCCAAGGTTGATTCTGGGAATAGATGGATTCGAATAGAAACCGGAAGAAATCTGATAAGAGAGTTTGCTCAAAGAAACAGGATTACGAGCGGCCATCACTGGGGAGAAGATTGTACAGAGCTTAACTACGGAGTGATTAATTACTCTGCGGTTTTGTACATTGACTCCGATATGTCTCTAGATAGCCTGGCAATTGAGAAAATGCTTGAAGTCAACAGGCCGCTTGTGGGAATTGATGTTCCTGCATATTGCCTGTCTGGCCCCATTGTTCACGAAGACCCAAGAATAGAAGAGCACTGGACCACTGCTGGAGCGCTGCTGGTTAATGCGCCAGCTTTCTACGACCTTCCGTGGTCACATAATTCATACTTAAACCTTAGTGACGACCCAACCTTTCAGTCAATGGCAGAGAGGCTTCTTCGCAGAGAGGGAACAGAGAACCTTGATGCGACATATGGAATGACTTGGGTTAGAAAAGATGGTGAAGCAAAACATCACGGAAGACTTGAGCCAGTTGAAAAACGTAAAATAGCTGATAGGGCTATTTGATTTTTTGATTTAGATACTCGTCTATATCTTCGCTGATTGAACTAAGCGAAAACTCAATACCGTTTCTTTGTTCTTTTGTTGGCCAACTTGACTTTTGCCCCTTGGGTGTTTTGTCTTGATTTTCTTGTGGTGTCACAACTGGGTTCCAGTCACGTTTTCCGTTGTCTTGATATTTTTCTTTGACCCAAGGGAACGTAGCGCCTATCTGGTCTCTTTCTCCAAGAAGGAAGCCATTTGCATATCTTTTTACCCTGGTTCCAGTTCTGTCAATCAAGAACTTTTCAAAATTACCCCTAAGAGGTGGGAACGTTTTTTTATCTTCAATATCAATTGGTTCAACTTCTGACCACGGTACTTCTTCAGCATGGTAAGGCAGCCCATTCATTGGATTGATTTCGGCTTCGTAGGCTCCTGTCAGGTAATGCCAAAGTGTATGTTGCTCTTGCTCCTTGACAAGTCCGGGAACAAAACTCTTGTCATATCTATGCTTGTCATATCTTCCATTTGTTAGTTCAGAGAACTCATAAGTCACTCCGAAATGGTCAACGGCATACTTTTCTGCTACTTGACCTGGGGTCATTTCAAGGCTGTTTTCCTCAATGTATGACTTTATGCCGTTTTGAAATTCTGGATATCCGTGGCATGTGAAGTCATCAACGACTACGGCAAGAATGC